GTAGGAAATGTTTAAAATCATAATCTGGCTTAAAATCACTTTTAGCTACCATGCGGCCATTAACCCATTTTTCATTTCCGTTACATTGGAACACACCTTTACAAGCTTCATATACAGCAACCCCAGTCTGTTCAACTGTTTTAGGTCTGTCGCTACCTGTGACAAGAAATACATCATTCGTCTTCGCGAACTCTATAAACTCTTCTCTAAAGTCCTTGTCCATTACTTTTCTTGACTCACTCAACGTTCCATCAACATCAAATAAGAATGCTTTTTTCATGATAATTGTATCTCCACTAAATTCTTGACCTTATCTAGATTATACCAGAGGCCACTATACATTTGAATCCTACCATCTTTCCATTCTACGAAATATCGTTTATATCCATAGGTTCGTTCTGAAAGGATTTTTGCATCACCATAATTATATTCCAATAATCTCATCTTGCAAGCCTCTTATATAAAGCATATTTTTCACTGACCTCTTGTTTCACTGCATCTTCCAGCAATCGAACCTCAGCCTCAAGTCGCTTAATTTCTTGTTTGTTTTCTAGGATTATTTTTTGTAATCCTTCAATTGTTGTGTTCTTCGACATCTTTCTCTCGGTTGTGTTTAATATAGCCTTTCTTGGCCGCCTTCTTCCTATCGGTTTGGGTTGCTGGCTTGTTGAACTTATTCATGTTCTTTGCCACTGGATTTCGCTTGTTCTTTTCCATGTTTCCTAAACCTCTTATTGTATTGTCTTTTAATCTTTTTGACAACACCACTTCTATCCAAATACTTATACCATTTTCGCATGGTAAAGGCGTCGTGTTCATCACCACCTTTCATTGGTATTTTTTTATCGGTCATTTTAATTCACTGTCCCAATCACCAAATACTTCAGGAGCCTCAATAGCAGCTTTATCCATGTAATATTCACCAGGGTAATGTTTAATACAACGATACGCTTCTTTACGAATTTCTTTTGGAACTCGTGGAGTCTTCTTAGGGTCCATTAAATCAACTAAAAATTGTCGAGTATTGTTTACAGCCCATCGGCGCTCATTTGGCATTGTCATATTAATTTAGTCCAATCTGTCGAAATTTTAGTTCATTCTGCATAATAGTTTTTATCATTGGTCTGATATGTTTCACGGTCTGTAATACTGCTTCAATGTGATCCGTATCCATCTCTGCAATAGCTTTGTACTGCAATGGTTGGTCTCCATTAATACCGTATGTTCCCCACGAACACACATGCCTAATTTTTTCAAAAGAATCTTCGGTTGTTACACACATATCTTCTTCATCACCATTTCGACTACGCCGAATATAATCCAATCCACCGTCAACCATATACTCTTTACCATTTTTATCAATGTGAGTAACAAAGTCATGCCGATGTCGGCTTTCAATTATTGTACCATCTGGTGTTTTTAATGCATTACGCACAAGTTCACTCAAAACTACAACTCCTTATTAATCCTCCAACGAATCGAGGATACGCTGTGATTGTTTTTCCAGAGCAATTGCCTGGTCCAAAATATCCATTGATTGAGCTTCCAAATCGCTTAATTGGTCATCTACTCTGTCAGAAAAGAAATTAACAAGTTTAGTGCTTATTTGAATTCTTTCCATTGGGAATTGAATTACATTACTCATTTATGCCTCCTCAGCATCTTTCAAAATATTGGCGCGCCCTGGAGGATTCGAACCTCCGACCTACGGTTTAGAAGACCGTTGCTCTATCCAGCTGAGCTAAGGGCGCATAATCTTTTTAAGAATATTTTTTTTCAAAACTAGCAACTAGTTTCGTTTGCAGCCTCCTGGCTTCCTTCTCCCAAGGTTGGTCCCAATACTCAGTATCGGTATGGTCCTTAGTTTTCCATCTGGATAGTGCAGGGTTTAATTCACCTCTACAAAATTGTTTTACATGAACTAATTCATGGGCAAGTGTTGACAGCCAGTTACCATATAAGGCAACGTCAATTATAAAATTTCTTTGGTCCACCGACTCGCATAAGCCTTCACAGTGGGAGTTGTCAACATATAGTTTGTGGTGAAAGCGAACCTCGAGATTGGTTTTCAATCGGCTAATGTTTAACTCTTTAGCAAAATGTTTTATTGCCAAGGATGCATATGCCTTTAAACCTATGTCGAGTTGTCCGCCGCGTGGACCTCCGAAAATAACCATCATAATCTTTGCCTAAATTACCATGTAGAACATTATTAAGATACAAAATATCAATAGAGCATTTTCCCAAGTAAATTTGATGAGCCCCCAAGCGATTTGAATTATCGCAAAGGAGACCAAAATAAACATGAAAACACCTAAAGCGAATTCCATATCTTATTCGTAATAACTTGTATTGAGACTATACCCCATCTCAATCTGTGGGTCGAAATCTTCAGCCGAAGATGTATATAATACAAAATCAGATGATTTCATTTTTGCAAGCCTTTTATTAGACTTTATATTTTTGAGTTCGTCCATTGCAACAGACACTTCGTCCTCAAAATCTTTTCCAGTATATCTACTCATTACGCTACCACCTTCTCATTAAAAAATTGTTGGATATAAGCAGTGTCCATAATTGAAGTACCACCAATATGCCATTTGTATTCTTGGTTTGACCTCGCCTCGAACCCACCGTCATAATCTTTCCAATTATAAATGGTCACAGGTTTGATAGAGTTAAAGTCATAATCATGAACAGCAAGTTCCCATTCGATGTTAACTTTTTCATCGCCTGAGGTTTCTGTAGATTGTGGTTCACCAAAAACTTTGACAAGTTCGGCGTAAGAGGCTGTAATATAGCCTTGTAGACAAGTCGAGACAAAATTGGACCTCGGCTTAATTTTATAGTTTTCTGAATTCATAACAACTCCCATTGATTTATTCATTAATTTATGGTACCATTATAACACTTTACCAGCAAATGTCAACCATTTCCTTATATTATTTTGTTATAACGATATAACTTTTTGATATATTACTTCCTTCTGTTCAGCAGGTCTCTAGTGAGACCACCAAATAGGTATGTAAAATATCCCAAGAAAGGAACGGCCATTGCCAATCTGACATTGTCCTTGGTCATATTGACTGCCTCACCTAAGAGAAACAGTGTGGTTATTACCAACACGACTAGTCCTATCACACCCACGCCGTAAGCGAGGTCCTTAGCGATTTCTTTATAATCTCTCATTGTTACACTCCGCTTGTCATGTGAGCATAGCTATCGTTACACTCGGTTAGTTTATCGCCGCAAAGGCATACTTCATCCTCTTCTCTTGAAGGGGCTCCAACCATTGACCTAATTTGGTCTTCGGTGTATCTTTGTTCGCCATCTCTGACTGAACTCATTGCTAGTATTCTAGCTGTTTCATTTGATATAGTCATTTTTTCTCCTTATATTGACCTTGCGTCCCATCTCTGGTCAGCAATGATTTGTAAAATTTCATCTCTATCGTCGTCTGCATGTAACCTATGGTCAATACAAACATCAAATATTTCAGACTCAAGTAGCCCTTTACTATCCTCGTTCTCGAGGTCCTCCTGGATTTGTTCCCAGGCCATATCGTTTTCTAAACAACTCATTTTTCTCCTTTTCCTATTTAATATACAACCATTATACCACAATTGCTTGTTAATGTCAACACGTTGGGTAAAAATAATTGTAATTCGTAAGTTTTCATTTCTTTTATATAGTACCATACCCGGAAGCATATGTCAACACGTTGAACGAAAAAAATAATTAAAATAATGGTTGACATTTAGCTTGTAACCTGTTATAATGGTACCTGAAATGAGGAATTGCACTTTATGAGCGAACAATTTAGAATATTAACAGCCAGACAACACGTCCGTGAAAGGATTGGAATGTATATGGGATCTAGTTCCCGTGAAGACATTGAGCGTTTTGTACTTGGTGACTGGAAGAAGGCACAATACGTCCCTGCCTTATCTAAAATGGTGGACGAAATACTTGACAATGCGATTGATGAAGCAATCCGCACAAACTTTAAGTACTCTAATAAAATAAATGTATCTATTGATGGTGATAAAATTACTGTGACCGATAATGGTCGAGGTATACCACAAGATAAGATATATGACGAAGCTTCAAAAGAAGAAATATTAAGACCAGTAGCTGCATGGACCAAAGTCAATGCGGGTACTTCATTTGATGACGAAAGAGTGACAATCGGTACCAACGGTGTCGGTTCGGCCGCGACCAATTTTCTTTCAGAGAAATTTATAGGTCGTACATGGTCCAATGGAAAGTCAATCGAAGTTCATTGTAAAAATGGAGCTGATACTCTTAATATAAAGAAGGGTGCGAAGGCTGGATCCGGAACTGAGGTTTCATTTATACCAGACTTTGAACTATTTGAGGTCAATACTTTATCTGAATTAGATACTGTGTCATTAATAGAGGATAGATTAATCTCTCTCCAAATGGCATTCCCTGAAATTAAGTTTCATTTTAACAAGCGTCGCATACAGGTTACTGACCTCAAAAAATATGCTGCCTTATTCAATGAAACTACTATTATAGAGAAAAGTGAAAACCTTTCAATGTTCTTTGCCACATCTGAGGACGGATTTCGATCCAACAGTTTTATAAATGGTGTGAATACAAGACAAGGTGGTAACTACGTAGATTATATTACAAATGGTATCGCTGATGAACTGGCTGTAATGATTAAACGCAAATACAAAATCGAAGTTGTGAAAGCCACTATTAAAGGTGGGTTAACCTTTGTAATGTTTGCGCGTAACTTTGTGAATCCTAAATTTGATTCTCAAACAAAGGAACGTCTGACCAATCCAATGTCTAATATTAAAGAACATGTGGAAGCGTCAGAGATTAAAGATTTCCAGTCTCTTGCTAGAAAGATCTTAAACACAGAGGAAATCATTGACCCTATTATAGAGGCTCAATTGGCCAAGAAACTTGCTGCTGATAAACGTGCAGCTACACTGGCTCAGAAAAAATTAAGAAAAGTGAAGGTTGCAAAACACATCGCAGCTAATAAAGATGACGCAACACTCAAAATTGTGGAAGGCGATTCTGCAATGGGTTTCCTATTAAAGGTAAGAGACCCAAACAAGATTGGTGCATTTCCTTTACGTGGTGTGATTATGAATACCTGGGACATGAAACCTGCTGATGTATTAAAGAATAAAGAATTAAGTGAATTGGTAGCTGTATTAGGACTTGACATTAACAATCCTGATTCGGTTGATGATATGACATATCAATATGTTGCAACGCTTACAGACGCTGACCATGATGGTATCGGTCACATAAGTCCATTGCTTATTGCATTCTTTTATAAATTTTGGCCTCGACTTTTAACTGAACAGAGAGTGATGATTACAAGAACTCCAATTATGATTAGTTCAAAGGGCGACGACATCGAATGGTTTTATACCTACGAGGATGCCATTGCATTTAAAGACAAAGAAAAGAATTACAAACACAGATACATTAAAGGGCTAGGTTCATTGACAGAAGATGAGTATAGTACTATTATTAATCAACCGAAATATGATGTCGTCACTTTAGATGATGCTGATATGTTTCAAATGATGTTTGGTAAAGATTCAAGTCTACGAAAGGAGTTTATGTTTAAATGAGTGATTTAACTATGTTTACAAGTGAGAATAAATTAGGTACGGCCTATCCGATTTCAAAGGTTGCATTAAATGAATGGAAATCATTCGCGATGTATACAGTTGAATCTCGAGCAATACCGAATATGATTGATGGTCTGAAACCAGTCCAAAGATTCTATCTCTATTCCTCATTAATTAACTCAAAGAAAGATTTTAAAAAGGTATCGGCTGTGTCTGGTATCATTTCCGATTATGGTTATAACCATGGAGAGGCTTCGGCAGCTGGTGCAGGTCAGTTAATGGCAGCGACATGGAATAATAATATATGTTTAGTTGAAGGCCGAGGTTCATTCGGTACTCGACTGGTCCAGGAAGCTGGGGCGGCAAGGTATGTCTATACACGTCTCCATGATAACTTTAACAAATATGTAAAAGATTTGGATTTATCACCAGTTCATGATGACCCTGAACATGAACCACCAGCATTTTATCTGCCGGCCATTCCTTTGGTCCTTATTAATGGAACGAAAGGTATCGCGACAGGTTTTGCTACTAATATTCTCCCTCATTGTCCTGCCAGTGTTACTGAGGCTTGTGTTGAATATTTGGAAACAAAAGAAATTAAACAACCCATTAATCTCAAATTCCCAGAGTTTAGTGGAACAATAGAACAGAACAAGGAAGATCCTAAAAAGTATATCTCGTATGGTACTTACAGCAAACGCTCAAAAACGCAACTGCTCATTTCAGAAGTGCCATACGGATTTGATAGAGAATCATATGTTAAGGTACTGGACCATTTGGAAGACGAAGGTGACATTGTCTCATATGATGATCTCTGTGATAAACAAGGATTTAAGTTCGAGGTGAAATTAAAGCAGAACATCTCTGCAAAATGGACTCGGTCTAAAATAATCAGTAAGTTTAAATTGTCAAAACCATTTGCACAAAACCTTACTGTAATTGATTACGAGGGTAAACTTCGTGAATATGATGATGCTAGACAGCTGATTAAAGATTTTTGTGATTACCGATTAGGTATATTAAAACAAAGAATCGATGCTAGGAAAGCAGAGTATGAGGAAGAGGTTCGTTGGCTTAATGTCAAAATGGAATTTGTTCAGGCAAATGTTGATGGTCGTATTGTGTTTAAGGATAATACTAAAACGCAGGTCATTAAACAGATAATGGAAGAGACATCGGGCACTGGAGGTGACACAAACCGATTGCTCGCATTAAGTATCTTAAACCTTACAAAAGAAGAAATTGTAAAACTTAAGAAACAAATTGCAGAGTCTAAACGAACCTTGAACTTTTGGAAAAAGACAACACCACAAGAACAATTCATAACAGACTTGGAGAACATATAATGGCAAGTAATAGTAATACAACTCAATTAGAAATTGATACATCAGCACACATAGATGAGAGAGGCGTTGAAGTTTCTGTTTATATTGGTGCAAACTCATGCGAACCTTCTATTGAAACAATCTTTGATTTTGAAACATTGATTGAGAACCACTTTGAAAGTTATACAATAGGTGATAAGATTCGATCTATAGATGTTCCTGATGTAGAACTGTTGGTTACTAAACTTGAGCAGATGTCAAAGTATGCACGGAACATGCTTGAGGATTATAAAGCGGAGTCCATATGAATAAACAAGAATATAAAGTCACAGAGTCCGAAAGTAGAGCTAGAAAGTTAGCGAAGGACCTATCTGATGAACGAAAAAGATTAAAACAAGAACTTGCAGAATTACAACAAGAGAATGAAGAACTCACCCCCACCACACCTACTGGGACACCGGATTGGTATGTTAAATGGATAGCCACAATATTGGCTGTAAGTGGTGTTTTCCTTATTAGTGCTGGCTATTCACAGGAGGGGAACGTATCATATTTGCTCTCTACAATGTGTTGGGTATATGTCGGTATGGTTTGGAGTGATGGGGCTATTATGATTGGGTCCTCCATATCGGGAACAGCAGTCGCAATGAATTTAGTAACAGGAATAACTGGAGTATGAATATGAAATCAGATGGAAAATATACAGGAAATAGAAACTTTGATAAAGAGGCGACTGACCTATTAAAAGGTCTTTCAGAAAATAAACTTTATCAGTTGTTTGAAATCGTACATAGGGAAATGAGAGGTCCTATGAACCCTGAAAGAAAACTTGAATTACAAGCTGTAAAACGAGCAATCAGAAGAAGCCCTTGGATTGAAAGCTATAAATTAGACAGACTTATTAATGGTTATCAATCAGAAATGGCTAGGACTGGTAAGCCAAGAGACGGACAAAAGACTTTAAGATAAAAGTGTCATAAAGTGTCATACAGCTTTATGGCACCTTTAAAAAGTGTCATAAAGTGTCATACTACCAATTTGTAATATAAGCCATAAACTCTTTTGGTAATAAACGCATGTGGTCATTGTCAAGCATTCTTTCTCTTAATGACTCATCCATAAATCTTAAACGATTTGTATCATGGAATGGCTTTAAAATTTTATGTCTAAACTTATGAAACTTTTCGGCAGAACCATATTGGGCATCTATATGTACATTTATTGCCATGTGACGAACATGGGCCGAAATATAATCTGTATGGTCCAAAAGAAAATTCAATTCAGCTCCCTCAGCATCAATCTTTAAAAAATCAACGTGATCCAAATCATACTTGTCAATCAGTTCTCTGAATGACATTAGCTTACATTCTTCTTCCTCGTCCTTATATTCTGGAAATTGGTAAATATTTCCTCTATCAATATCAGTCTTACCGATTGCTGCATGCACTGCATGGACTTTTGGTTTATCAGTGTCCATATAATATTCAGCAACATTTTTAATAGCGGTCTTTAATAATCTTTTATTAGGTTCGACCATAATGACTTTATCTGCACCAGCATCTAATGCCTTGGCTGTAAACATACCATTCCCTGCGCCAATATCAATAACGGTGTCTCCTGGAAGTACTTCGTACCACCAGTCATATTTTTTAGTTGTGAAAAAGGTTTCGTGAAGTTTTGCAACCTCGTTGATGGGAAGACCGTCGGTGTCCATCTCATATGAAAGGGCTTTGATTCTCATAGTTTAATTCCTCAAATTGGATAAATAGTATAAAGCAATATATACTTATTTATAGGATTTGTTATGCCCGAAATTATCAATAATTATCTTTCACCAGCCTCATTTACTATCAGCATTGATAGGATGCCGAATGTTGAATTTTTTGCACAAGGTGTTTCAATACCAGGTGTGAGTGGTAATCCAATCGCAATGGCGACTCCACTGAGAACAATGTATCAACCTCAGGACCAACTTAATTATGATGACTTGACGATTCAATTTATTGTTGATGAGCAAATGAATAACTATAAAGAAGTTTTAAGATGGATGGAAGGACTTGGTGCTCCAGAATCAACAAAACAATATGCTGATTATGATAAAAACAATGCAACACTGGCTTCTGATATCAGTGTCGTCATAACAAACAGTCATAAAAATCCAAGCATTAAATTTACTTTTAAAGAAGCATTCCCAGTATCAATAGGTGGTATTGAGCTGAATGTGAATACACAAGATATTGCTTATGCAACTTGTGACGTGACAATGAGATACGAATCTTTTATATTTGAAACCATTTAAACGGTTGACATTACAATCTTTTCGTGATATAATGGTACTAAAATAGTACAACAGGACTCTATATAATGAATACAGATGATATATCAAAAATGTGGGCAGGCGACTCGCCGATTGACGAAACCAATTTAGTTGGTGAAAGCAAAAGAATCCCACAACTTCACAGTAAATACTACAACCTCTATTTCAGAGAGGTCCTTCGCGTCAAAAAACTTAAAGCAGAATATAAAGAACTTGAAATGGAAAAGCGTCATTATTATGATGGTTCCATGGACGAACAGACTCTAAAGGAACATGGTTGGAAACCTTTCCAATTAAAAGTATTACGTAATGATTTAGACAAGTATATCCAAGCAGACAAAGACGTTATCAAACTTAGCTTGACTATAGATTATCATACAGCGAATGCAAATTACTTAGAGGATATAATAAAAACAATACACAGTAGGAACTTTGTCGTTAAAAATATGATTGACATATTAAAGTTCCAGGCAGGAGATTATTAATGTGGGATAAATTTTTAGAGTGGGGTTTCAAGAGAGAAGCAGAGAATCAATTTAAAGATGTCGAAGCAGAACTCAAGCGTGAAGATAATCGTATTAAGATAGATGTAATGAAGGACGATACAGACCCAAACGAAATCACCATTGAAAACGCTTATAAAACAAGATGGATTTGGTATCATACAATTTTAGCAATTGGTATTTTCTTTACCAATATCTTATTGACAGCAATTTTACTAATATTAGCAATTAAACTATGAGTGACATAATTACAGTCGAAGAAATTGATGCGGTTTATATGCGCGTCGTTGCTGAGGCTAGTGTAAAAACAGAACTTGCAGACCATTTCAGTTTCAGACCAGAGGGATATCAATTTAATCCCAGATTCAAGGCGCGAGTATGGGATGGCATTATTAGAATGTTTAGTCCTTTTAAACCAGTTTTATATGTTGGTCTGTTACCACACTTACAGAAATTTTGTCACGATAGAGGCTATCAGTGTAATATACCAGACAAATGGAAAGATGAACCAGTTGAATCCAATTATGTAACTGACCTTGCAAAAGAAATTAATTGTAAATTCATTCCTCGTGACTATCAGATTGAATATGTAGAAAACGCTATTGCTAAAAGGCGTTCATTATCACTCAGCCCAACATCATCTGGTAAAAGTTTAATTATCTATTTACTACAGCAACACTATTTCCAAACATTCGGACATCGTACTCTTATTATTGTGCCTACGATTGGTTTGGTTCATCAGATGGCTGGTGATTTTGTAGATTATGGTTGCGATGAGTCTATTATATACAAAATACAAGGCGGTGTAGATAAAAACACAGCTGCACCTATTGTTATTTCTACATGGCAATCATTAGTAAAACAACCAAAAAGTTGGTTCGCTCAATTTAGAGTTGTAATGGGAGATGAAGCTCATCTATTCCAGGCGAAATCTCTCACATCAATTATGCATAAATTAACTGATTGTGACTATAGACATGGCTTCACTGGAACATTAAAATCAGCTGAGAGTAAAACACACAGATTAGTTTTGGAAGGTTGTTTTGGTAAAGTGAAAAAGCTTGTGACAACAAAGAAATTAATGGATGAAGGAACTGTTGCTAATTTTAAAGTAAAAGCAATTGTTCTATCCCACGACAATGATGCTCGTAAGGCATTTAAAGATGCAATGGGCAGATTAGACAAATTAAAGAAATGGCCGGCTGAACGTGAATATCTCACTAATCATACAAAGCGTAATAACTTTATAAAGAATCTTCTTTGGTCGCTCAAGGACCAGAATAATCTTGTGTTATTTGATTTGGTAGAAAAACATGGTAAAGTCTTAGAACCTTTGCTGCGCAAAGAAGGAAGAGAGTTGCATTTTATCTATGGTGGCACATCTGGAGAGGAACGTGAAAGGATCCGACATTTGGTAGAGAATGACCCAGAGAAGAAACATGATATATTAGCTTCCTATGGAGTATTTAGTACTGGTGTCAACCTGAAAAGATTGGACAATGTAATCTTTGCTTCTGGTTCCAAATCAGAAATTAAAGTGTTACAAAGTATAGGAAGGACATTAAGGAAGGCTAAAGATTCCGAGCAAGCCGTGTTATATGATATTACTGATGATTTATCAATCGGAAGTTTTGAAAATTACACGCTGAAACATTTTAAGAAGAGAATAGAGATTTATAGTAGTGAACAATTCTCATTCAAAATCTACACTATTGACATCAACCCTTCATAGGTATAACTTAAAGCCGATAAGCTTATTATAACATGATCTAAGCAAATGTCAACACTTATTTTCAAAAAACTGAAAACTTTTTAATTTTATCAACTAAACGGTTGACAATGGTTAAAAATTGTATTATAATACACACTATTACTAAATTATGATAGTTTACTAGGAGAGCCAAAATGGCAAGAAAAAAGAACTATGTAAACAATAAAGATCTACTACAAGCTCTAATTGATTACAAAAAATTGGTGGCCGAGGCTGAGGAATCAGGCGAACGCAACCCCATCGTCCCAGACTATATTGGAAAATGCATCTTGTTAATTGCAACAAGACTCGCAACAAAACCAAACTTTTCTGGATACACATATAAAGAGGAAATGATCTCTGATGGTATTGAAAACTGTTTACAGTATATTCATAACTTTAATCCAGACAAATCACAAAACCCCTTTGCATATTTCACACAAATCATTTGGTTCGCATTTTTAAGACGCATCGCTAAAGAGAAAAAGCAGATGTACATTAAATTTAAGGCCTCACAACAAATGAATCACGAGAACATGATTCTCAATAGTGCTGGTGATAATGTTCCTCAGAACGAACTTCCAGACTATATCAACGAATTCGTAAAAGACTTCGAAGACAAACATCAAAAGAAAAAAGATGAGTCAAAAGCAAATAAAGAACTTAAGGAAAAGGAAGCAAAATGAAAATATTAGTCTTTGGCCTTCCAGGCTCAGGGAAGAGTACTCTAGCAGAACCTTTGGCAGAAGCTGTTGAGGGTGTTTGGATAAACGCCGACGCTGTTAGAGAAAAATATGATGATTGGGACTTCAGTGATGAAGGCCGAATGAGACAGGCAATGAGAATGAGACTCTTATCAGATGGTGTATCAATGTCTGGTAAAATTGCAATTACAGATTTCGTCTGTCCTTTTGTAGAGGCAAGAAACGCCTTCGATCCAGATTATACTATTTGGATGGATACTATTCAGGAAGGTAGATTCGAAGATACAAATAAGATCTTCCAAAAACCTCGCCACTGTGATTATCATGTTACCGATTGGTACCCAAGCACACATCTGGAATTAGAACCAGTAATCAATAAAGCATACACAGAATGGCTGAAGAAGTAAGTGCGAAGAGACATTTGGCTAAAGCAGTCACTTGGCGTATCATTGCAAGTATAACTACAGTTTGTATTGC